GAAGCCTTGGTCAGTTAGGTCAAGAAAGTTCAGCAGCAAGACAAAAACTTATGTCTACATACGATGCTAGATTAGCAGACATAATGTCAGCAGCTGGTCAACAAGATGCTAGATTATCAGCTCTAGGATCAGCAACAGGAGCTAATATGGAAGCTATTAGAGCACAGCAAGAAGCTTTAGCAGCTCAAGGTGAGCGTGCCAGAGCAAGCGAAGCAGCACTTCAAGCACAGATGGCACACGAGGCTGACATCAACAGAGCTGCTCAAGAACAAAATCAACTGACAGCTGGCGTTAAAGCTGATCTTAAACCTGCAAATAGATACAGGTATGGAACAGCTGGAAGTTTTAATCGTGCCGGACTAAGAATATCATCTCTTAATATATAACAATGACAGCTAAAGAACGTTATGATTATTTAGTTAGTGATCGCAGCCAGTTTCTAAACGAAGCAGAGGAAGCAACCAAACTTACCCTACCATATCTTATTAGAGGACACGAAGATCAGTCCAAAGGTATGAAGCAGTTGAAGACACCATGGCAGTCAGTGGGAGCTAAAGGAGTGGTAGCACTAGCATCTAAGCTATCTCTATCACTCGTACCCCCACAGACTAGCTTTTTTAAATTGCAAGTGGATGAGTCACAGCTAGGAGACGTACCTCCTGAGCTAAAATCAGAACTAGACTTATCCTTTTCAAAGGTAGAACGAACCATCCTTGATTCTATTGCAGCATCAGATGATCGTGTAGTAATACACCAAGCATTACAACATCTAGTTGTAGGTGGTAATGCTCTTATCTTTATGGGTAAAACAGGATTGAAACTTTTTCCTCTTAATCGCTACGTATTAGAGCGAGACGGCAATGGAAACGTAATTGAAATAGTCACCAGAGAACGTATAAACAAAAAACTAATAGAGAAATATCTACCTTCCAAGGAGATGCCATTAGTTACATCAGACAAACCAGAAGAACAAGAGTGTGATATATACACACATGTTACACGTGATAACAATAGATTCATCTGGCATCAAGAAGTAGAAGGCCAGATAATTAAAGAGTCAGAGAGTAAAGCTCCTGTCGATAGTACACCATGGATACCGCTACGTTTTAACACAGTAGATGGTGAAGCCTACGGGCGTGGTAGAGTAGGTCAGTTTATTGGAGATCTCAAGTCTCTCGAGGCATTGTCTCAGGCACTTGTAGAAGGCTCGGCAGCAGCTGCTAAAGTTGTTTTCGTAGTATCACCTTCAAGCACAACTAAACCTCAAACACTAGCGACAGCAGGCAACGGAGCAATCGTCCAAGGACGGCCTGACGATATCGGTGTAGTACAGGTAGGAAAGACAGCTGATTTCCAGACTGCCTATCAACTCATGGCTACCCTAGAGAAGAGACTGAACGAAGCATTCCTAATCTTGTCAGTAAGAGACAGTGAAAGGACTACAGCTCAGGAAGTACAAATGACACAGCTCGAGCTGGAGCAACAGCTTGGTGGTCTCTTCGGGTTACTTACAGTTGAGTTCCTAGTACCATATTTAAACAGAAAGCTGAGTGTATTCCAGAAGACAGGTGAGATACCACGTATACCTAAGGGTATGGTTAAGCCTATTATTGTAGCTGGTATTAATGCACTAGGTAGAGGACAAGATGTACAAGCTCTTGGTCAATTCTTACAAACTATTGCACAGACAATGGGACCAGAAGCTATTGCACAGTACATTAATCCTGATGAATTAATCAAACGACTTGCAGCTGCACAAGGTATAGATGTACTAAACCTCGTGAAGAGTATGCAAGAAATCCAAGGGGAACAACAGCAAGCCATGGAACAAGAAGCTGAAATGGAAGCTGTTAAGAACTCACCTCAAATGGTCCAAGCAACTGCTAAGATGGCAGAAACAATGGGACAACAATTACCACCTGACCAACAAGTATAATGGCAGAAACATTAACATACGAAAACACTCAAGAAACTACCACGATAGACAACCTCAACGCAGAGGAACAGGAGTCTCTCAAGGTAGGTGAAGCTATGGAGGAGGCACAAGATAGCCTCCTTGCTGGCAAATATAAAGACGCTCAAGAATTGGAGAAAGCTTATGTCGAACTCCAAAAAAAACTTGGAGAAGGCTCTGAACCTAGCGGAGATACTGAGCAACCTACGGACCAGACCCAAGAAGAAACACAAGATACAGAAGATAAGGACGAAACTAAAGAAGATACTACAGACTTTTCCTTCTTAGATACCTTACAGAATGAAGCTACTAGCGGAGAAGAATACACTAAAGAAACTTTAGATAAGCTATCTACTATGTCTACAGCAGAGATAGCACAGATGCACCTTGAATGGGTACGAGATGCTCAGACTAAATACATACCTAAGCCTCCAGATTTTTCGGACCAAGATGTTCAAGAATTAAAAGGAGTAGTAGGAGGAGATGCTAACTATAAAAATATGATAGACTGGGCTCAAACTAATTTATCTGATAAAGAGATACAGATGTTTGATGCTGTTATGGAAAGAGGAGATTCAGCATCAGCATTCTTTGCAGTTAAATCTTTAGCTTACAGATATAA